GGTCCTGAATATGAAATGTGTCATTAGTGCCGCTAGCGAGTTCAAAGGCCGCTTTATCGCCTATGGCGGCGGGAGTGGCGTTTTCGTGTTTTCAAATGAAGTTGCGGCCAAGGCCCAGCAAGCCGCAGAAATGGCGCAGCAAATTCCGGATCCGACATTGACGGTTCAAACAATGGTTTCCATCGGCGGCCTAGTCGTGATTGCGGGTCGCCTGGCATTAGACATTTTTAAATACGTCGATAAACGCCGCAATGGGAATAACAAAAGCGAGGGTGACAATGACTAATTTCAGCCTCTGTTTTTTATTGCTAGCTAACTTTTTAAAAGGGGTAGGTCATGCCTAAATTTAGTGCCACATCGATAAGCCGTCTTAATTCATGTCATCCCGACTTAGCCGTCATTTTCTCTGAAGTTATTCAGTCGATAGATTGTTCTATTTTTTGCGGGCATCGGGGGCAGGCTGAGCAAGATAAAGCATTCGCCAACAAACTGTCACAAGTGCAATGGCCTAACAGTAAGCACAATTCAAGCCCAAGCATGGCAGTTGATGCGGGTCCGTATTTTGCAGAATTAAAAAACACGTCATGGGATGACGCCAAGGCTTTTGCTTTATTTGCGGGCTATGTAAAGCGTGTGGCGGAAGAAAAGTTAAAAGCGGGTTTGATCACGCATCGTCTCAGATGGGGTGGCGATTGGGACGGCGACGGACGAACGCTTGATCAGAAGTTCCATGATTTGCCTCATTTTGAGTTAATCAAAGTTTAGTCCCAAACGGGGACTTGTCAGTGTTGAACAGTATCGAGCTGAACTTAAGCAGTAGGGCGTTGATACGGTTTGCGTCATGGGGCGGAGTTTTGCCGCCCTTACTTTTTGTTTATTGGAGGTGTTATGCGAGTCATTTTAATTATGTGTTTGGCCTTGGTGTCATGTTTTACTTTTGCCGATCCTTTGGCTGTTGCGCCCGTTGTAGACGAACCCGCGTTCGACATTGTGTCGTTATTGGTGGGTTTGTTGGGTGAAAAAGCGTCTTATGTGCTGGTGACAATTGCCGTTGTCGGGTTTATTTGGGCGCAGTTGCGACAACTGATATCAGCCGAAACCTTGGCGAAATTGCCTAGCTGGGTTGTTTGGTTGTTGGAGCTTTTGGCGGCGAACAAAGGCCAAGCAGCGAACGCCATTAATAACCGCCCTGAGCGTTTTAAAAAATGGGTTGGTTAAAGGCGTTAGCGCAAATTCTTAGTTTGCTTTTGTCTGAATTAGAAAAACATCGGGCAGAAGCAAAGCAGATCAGACGGGAAGATAGGAGAGCAAGCATTGAAGAAGCCCCTGCGAATGATGATGATGTTACCAAAAAGCCCGTGCGACCCGACGCCTCCGACGCTTGAATGGTATGAAACGCAAGACGGCGGGATCTACTACCCCAAGGAATCCGCCGCCCAATTGCTCAATTACATTCACGATCTGAAAGAGTGCGCCGTTTACACTCAAACTAACCCGAAAAATTAGGAAAAGATTAGGCCCAGTGCTAATGGGGACCACTACTTCTTATTGAAAGCCCTAGCGCATTGGGCCGCCTTAATTGTAAATGAGGTGGCAAGGTGGCTGAAATAACAAATCTAAATGAAGCCTACCACTGGAATATAACCCGAATATCTGAAGCTTTTGGCTTACATCGTGACACAGTCCGAAAGCGGTTAAAAGAAGCGGGGGTAAACCCTGCTAGCAAGCGTGGTAATGCTGATTTATATGCCTTAGAAAAAGTCGGTCCCGCCTTATTCGGTGGGAGTACGACCCCAGGCGCAAAGCTTGAATATACCCCTGAAGAACTTTGGCCAAAAGACCGTAAAGAATGGTTTCAGTCTGAAAACGAACGTCTGAAGTTTCAAGAAAATATCGGTGAGCTTATCCGTGTGCATGAACACAGAGAAAGTTTGCTAAAAACGATTAAAGCGACGGTGTCATTTTTTGAAAGTCTATCGGACAAAATGGAACGCCGTCGCAGTTTTACCCCTGATCAGCTTGAAGAACTCGACACAGCGACGGACGAATTTAGGTTAATTCTTCACAATCAATTGTTAGAGATAAAAGATAATGGCTGATTATGCGCGCGCTGAAGATGTCCGCCGTGACGTCATTAATTTGGTTAAACCGCCAGTGCGGGAACCGATATCAGAAAGCGCCCGTCGGTTACTTTATGTTGAACAAAGCGGATCGATGGTCCCGTGGGATGGCGACTTAGTCCCGTATATGTGGGAGCCAATGAACTGTTTGCAGTCTCGCCGCTATGATGCGGTGATATTTGCTGGCCCGGCTCGAACCGCTAAAACCGTATCGTTAATTGATGGTTGGATAGCCCACACAATTGTTAATGATCCGGCAGATTTTTTATTGGTGCAAATAACCCAGGATAAAGCGGCCGAACACAGTAAAAAACGCTTATCAAGAGAGTTTGCCGCCAGCCCTGAGATTAAAGCGGCCATGTCGCCGCGCGGGCATGACAACAATGTTCACGACAAGATCTTCAAAAGTGGCAACTTCTTAAAAATAGGTTGGCCAACTAAAAATATTTTCGCGTCATCGGATTGGAAGCGAGTAGCCCTAACTGATTATGACCGTATGGAACAAGACATCGGTGGCGAGGGTAGCGGTTTCATTTTGGCGGGCAAGCGAACGCAAACATATATGTCATCTGGCATGGTGCTAGCGGAAAGTAGCCCTGGTTTCTTAATCAGTGACCCGTCATATAAATGCACTGGGCATGAAGCGCCGCCGTCGCCTGGCATTATGTCTTTATATAATCAGGGTGATCGTCGTCTGTTTCATTGGCAATGCCCCGACTGTGGTGACTTTTACGAACCAGATTTTAAGTTGTTGCAATACGACATAAACGAACCAGACCCATTTCGGGCTAGTAAAGACGTAGTGTTACTGTGTCCGCATTGCGGCGTAACTCATAGAGAAGATGACAAAGCCGGATCCCGTCGCTTTAAGCTGGCTCAAAATCATGGCGGAATTTGGGTGCCTGAAGGTTGTTGGCTAGACCAAAACCGACAGATGTTAGGCGAACCGCGAGAAAGCCGCATTGCGTCATTTTGGCAAAAAGGCCCAACCGCCGCGTTCCAGTCGTGGAGTCAGTTAGTTTATAAGTACGTTGCAGCGTTGCGAGAGTACGAAAAAACGGGCCAGCTAGAAGATTTACAGGCAACGGTAAACACGGATCAGGGCTGGCCGTTTACGCCGCCGCGCGAACAAGAGCGAACCAGTACCGACTTAATGGACCGCCGCCAAGAACTAGGCCAGCGTGTCGTCCCGTCTTGGGTTCGTTTCTTAATTGCATCGGTCGACGTTCAAGGCGGTGCGCTAACCAGTCGTGTTTATTTGTTTGTGGTTGGCTGGGGCCCCGAGTTAGAACAGATAGTGATTGACCGTTTCAAAATTGAAAAGTCAAAGCGTAAAGACCCCGACGACCCGTCAAAGTTTGTCCGTGTTTCACCTGGTCAATATTTAGAAGATTGGGACCTGATCACTGACAAGGTGATAAAGCGAACCTATCGCCTCGATGACGACAGCGATCGCTTTATGCCAATCACTATGACGGCATGTGATAGCGGCGGTGAAGATGGGGTAACAGATAACGCCTATGAATACTATCGAGCATTGAAAAAAGAGGGCCTAGCCCGTCGTTTTATGCTGGTTAAGGGTGGCAGCACGATAAACGCCCCCAAGATAAATAAATCATACCCGGATAACTCAAAGCGTTCTGACCGTAAAGCTAAGGCCGTCGGTGATCTACCTGTGTTTATCCTCAACACGGACAAAATCAAAGACACAGTAAGCCACTCGATAAACCGCACTGAACCAGGGCGGCGTTTTGTGCATTTTCCTAATTGGTTGCCTGAATGGGTTTTCGATGAACTAACAGTCGAAACACGCTGCAAAGCAACGGGGAAATGGACTAAGCCGTCGAGTAAAAGCCGAAACGAGACATTCGACCTTTTTGTTTATAACTGGGCATGTATTTACAGCAAGAAAGCCGATCGCATCGACTGGGATAATCCCCCCGCGTATGCCCTGCCAATTGAAGAAAACAGCGAAATAATTGTCGGTGATGGGGAGTTAGCGGATCAGCCGCGCCGTCGCCGTCGCCGCCGCTAATAAGGGTATTTATGTTTACAAAAGACGATCTGGACGCCATTAACGAGGCGATAGCCAGCGGTGAACTGACCGTCAAAATTGATGGTAGAGAAGTCACTTACCGTTCAATTAATGAGTTGCAAAAATCCCGGCGTTTAATTTGTCGTGATCTTAATCGTCAAGCGGGCCGAAAATCGAACCCGCTAGCGGGAATGGTCACTCGGGTTGACAGGGGGATCCGTTGATATGGCAAAAAGCCTCATTGTTAACGCCCGCGGGGAACCATTTGAACGCCGAAGCCAAGCCTACGAAGGGGCAACACAGCCGCCACGTTCTATGGGGTGGAATGCGTCAAGTGCCGGGCCCAATCGCGCACTAGCCGCCGCGGGTAAAACCCTACGCAACCGAACGCGGGCAGGGTATCGAAACAGTCTTTTATTAAAATCGGGTATCAATAAAAACGTCACTAACGAAGTGGGCCGCGGCTTCACTTTGATTAGTACCGCCCAAAATGATGACTTTAAAACAGAGCTAAACAAACTTTGGAAAGTCGTATCGACACAGCTTGATCCTTGGGGCGACATGAATTTCGGCGGCATTATTGACTTAGCCGTTCGGTCCCGTCGCATGAGTGGTGAAGTGTTTATCCGTCGATTGCGTCGCCGCTTATCTGCTGGGTTAGAAGTTCCGGTCCAAGTCGAAGTATTAGAGTCTGATCTATGCCCTATCGACTTAAACCGCAAGCTGGACAACGGCAATCGCATCGTTCAGGGCGTTGAGTTTCGCGGAAAAGTAAAAGTCGCGTACTGGTTTTATCTGAGTCACCCGGAAGACGGGATCGACTTTGCCAGTTTAAACCAGCTTGAACGTGTCCCCGTTAAAGACGTGATCCACCATTACAAGCAAACAAGACCTGGGCAAGTTAGGGCTGAGCCTGAAGCGGCCGTCGCGTTACTCAAAGACCGCACATTTGCGGATTATGATGACGCCGAGTTGGTGCGCAAAAAAGAACGCGCCGCGTTCACTGGCTTTTTATATCGAGAGTCATTCGAAGAAGACGACTGGGAGTTTGACCCCACCACAGGTAAACCGCTGTATGACGACGGAGAGGGTGCGCCAGAGCAAACAACGGTTGCCGCCGGAACACTGTTAAGAGGTGTTCCAGGTGAGAAGTTAGAACAGTTCGACGGTGATAACACCGGGCAAGGTTATAAAGACTTTGTTCGCTGGCAAGCGTTACAGCTAGCCGCGGGATTAGAGATCCCTTACCCGTTATTAACTGGCGATTGGTCGGGGCTTAATGACCGATTAGTCCGCGCTTTTTTAAATGAATATCGCCGCGGTATCGCCTTTGACCAAACCAACTTATCCGGCTTTCAGGTAGCGTTCAAAATTTGGCGCTGGGTGATAGAGGCCGCGGTTTCTGTTGGCCGCTTATATGCCCCCGGCTTTGCTAATGACCCTTATCAATATTTGATGTTGGACATTCGCCCGGATGCGTTCAAGCACTTACACCCGGAACAAGAGATTAACGCCCGTAAAAAGGCGGTTGACTCGAACATTTCTAACATCGAAGTCGAAGCCGCAGATCATGGCCGTGATATTGAGGACAACATGCGCCGCAATGCTAAGGCTATAAAACGCTGGCAAGACATTTGTAAAGAAGAAGGCGTCGAAAACCCCGGCGCTATGACAGGGCTATTTAGCGAGCCTGAAACCAGCGAGGAACCAGGCGAATGAAGAAAAACCTAGCACTTGATTTCTTGATGTCGCGCCCTTGGGCGTTAGAGCAAGGTTATCTTGACATCATGACCGGGTTATCGGCCCGCGACTTAGACAATCTTGATTTGTCGTCGTTAAAACTACCCGCTAACCAAGTGGCTGAAGGTGTGGCCACTGCGTTAGAGGGTAAATCTGGGCGCGCCGTCACCCGCGGCATGGAGATCCGCGGCGACGTCGCAATCATTCATGTAAACGGTGTTATTAGCCGCTATGCGGGCATGTTTGATGACATTTGCGGCGGAACTTCGACGCAAAACCTCGCCAAAGACTGGACCGCGGCGCTTGAGCGTCACGACGTAAACAGCATTGTGCTTTATATCGATAGCCCCGGTGGCCATGCCGACGGCATTCATGAGTTTGCCGAAATGGTTTACCAAGGACGTGGTGAAAAACATGTCGTCGCCTATGTTGGCGGCAGTGCTTGCAGTGCCGCTTATTGGATAGCAAGCGCCGCCGATGAAGTGGTTATCGACGCAACAGGTCGCGCCGGGTCAATCGGTACTGTGTTGAATATTCGCCGCCGTAAAGCGACCGACGCCGACCCAATAGAAACCCTTGAGATTGTGTCGAGTCAGTCACCCAATAAGCGCCTAGACCCTTTTAAGAAAGAGGGCCGCGACGCTTATCAAAGTGAAATGGACCAACTCGCTGATGTGTTTATCGATCGCGTAGCGCGAAACATGAATGTTGACCGCGACACAGTGTTAAACGAGTTCGGTAAAGGTGGGGTGTTAGTTGGCCAGTCGGCCGTTGATAAAGGTATGGCGCATCGATTAGGCAGTTTAGAAGGTGTTGTCAGTGAACTACAAAACAGGAAACGAAAGCCAATGAGTAAAGAAAGCAAAGGCCCAAACGCCAAAGAAACAACAGGCGCTAGCGTTATCGCCTTAAATTTACCAGGTGCAGAAGCGGCCAGCGTTGAACAGATTGTCGCGGCCATTACCGCCGAACGCCCTGATGTGATTGCCGCATTAGTTCCCGCGCCTGAAGTTACCGCGCTTGAGTCTGCCGAAGCAATCGCCGCCGCTTGTGTAAGTGCGGGGATCCCGGCTATGTCAGCAAGCTTGTTAAAGCCTGGCGTCACTAAAGCCGCCGCTGAAAAACAAATTAAGGACGCTACCGAGTTAAAAGACACGTTAGCCGCCGCGGGTTTAAGTGCCTCGTTTGACTCATTGGTTAGCCATGTTAGCGACCCGGTTAAATTAGCGGGTTTAGTCGCGCATGAAATTCAGGCGCAAGGCGACGAGTCCGGCAATTCTAGCCGCCAAGTTATCGGTGATGGTGGCAAGGCTAAGGCGTCACTCAATACCAAACAAATTTACGCTAACCGCTAGGCTGGCGTGGATAGCTTAACCCTTAGTTTTTAACCTCATTTATCAGGAATCCGATAATGGAAAATTACAGTTTAGCGCCGCGTAAAAGCGCGCACGTATTAGGTGAAGTGCCTTTTTTATCAAAAGATGAAGTGGTTATCGCCGCGGGTCAATTGGCTAATGCAACAGTATTAGGCAAAAAAGATGATGGCACTTTTATTCAGTTAGACGTTGCCGCCGAAGCGACAGAAGCGACCGCAGCGTCCGCGGTGTTATTTGGTTTTGTTAATGCCAATGATGCCCCAGCCCCTGGTTTGGCCCATACCCGTTTAACGGCGGTTGATGCGTCTAAGCTGGTGTGGCCTGACGGTATCACAGAGCCACAAAAGACCGCTGCCCTTGCAGAGTTAGCCGCGCTTCACATTATCGCCCGCTAATCCGCGTTTAAACCCCTTTAAGTAAGAGAGTCATTATCATGGAATTAGAACAAGCACTCAGTTCTGAAAAGTTCACAACCAAGAGCTTAACGGCTTCAATTAACAACGCCATAGTGCCTAAAACCCGTTTGGCTGAATTAAAGATCTTCCAAGAACGCGGCATTCGTACCACGTCGGTTGATATCGAATACAAAGACGGCCAAATCATCCTTGTGCCAGAGAAAGAGCGCGGCGCTGATGGTACGCGCATGGATGACCGCGAACGCAATATTTACACGTTCCGCGCTGTGCATTTGCCGCTTGAAGCGGGGATCATGGCTGATGATATCCAAAATACCCGCGCCTTTGGCAGTGAAGACGAACTCGAAGACCTGGACACATTGATCAGCGAGAAGCACGAAGATCACCGCTTAAGTCTCGATGCGACTATCGAGTTTCACCGCTTTGGTGCGCTGTTCGGTAAAATCATTGGCGCTAAAGGCACGGTTATCGAAGACCTTTACGCTAAGTTTGGTATTCCTGTGAATAAAAATGTCTATCACGACATTGATTTCACTAAGCCTATTAAAACCCAGTTGCTAGGGGTGAAGCGTGAGTCTGAAGCTAACCAGAAGGGCATTAAGGGTAAGCGTTACCGCGGCCTGTGTACCCCTGTTTTCTTTGATTCATTGATGGAAGATGAAAGCTTTGTTAAGGCGTTTGAGCGTTTTAATAATGGTGCGGCTTTACGTGATGACGTCCGTTCAGGTGTGTTCTGGATGGGCGTTTACTGGGAAGAATGCGATCAGCAAGTGCTAGATGCCAAGTTTATGAAAGACGGTGAAGCGGTTGTCTTCCCTGAAGATAAGCCAGGCTTGTTCTTAACTCGCTTTGCCCCTGCTAACTATAACGAAACCGTTAATACTGTTGGCTTGCCTTACTACTCGAAAGCTGAACCAAAGCGCATGGGTAAAGGTGTGGACATCGAATCACAATCAAACGTGATTAACGTCTGTACTAGCCCGTTAGCCGTTCGTCGTTTACGCATTAAAGCGTAATGCGTGACCCGTTTAAACGGGCCAGCCGTCGGATAGTTAGACGGCTGGGAAAGCCTGTGGTGATCACCACGGCCAATGGCGTTCGCATCGACAATATAAAAGGGGTGTATAGCGCCCCTGAAGAAGATTCGCTCGTTAAAGGTCGCAAAGGTGGTTTGGCACTGAAAACGCGATCCGCGACATTAACTGTCTGTGATGATGATATCGATTGTCGGCAATTGTCGACCGATTGGCGGATCATCGTGCCTCATGTCAACCGGGAGTTTTTTCCGGCTGATCATCTTAATGATGGTGACGGTTGCACGGTGATCTATTTAGCTGATGCCTTGACCCCGTCGCCCGATATGGACGAACAAGGCAATGAGTCAAAGTGGCGTTGATGTAAAAATTAACTTTGCCCGTGAATTGCAACAGGCTAGCGCCGTGTTGCAATCGACCCCTAAGCAACTTGAGTTAGCGGGCCAGCGAGCAATTAGGAAAACAATGCGTTGGTTACAAACCCGCATTGCGCGTGAACTGTCCCAAACCTTGGGCTTGGCTCAAAAATTATTAAAACCCCGCTTAGTCATGAAAACCGTTGGTAAAGGGTCGGATCAGGTCACGATATTGTGGCTTGGTACTGCGCCTATGTTGGCTGAAAAAGTCGGCCGCCCAAGACAGACTAAAGCGGGGGTTTCTTTAGGTAAGCGTCGTTATGAAGGGGCGTTCGTGGCGGGTATGTACGGCTATGATAGTGCCGTTTGGATCCGGGCCAGTCGCAACAATGGCCAATACGAAACAACGTCTAAACAACGCAAGCCGAACCCTAACGCGATTTCAAAGAAGATGCGCGGCCGTTTCCCTGTTCAACACATTGCGGTTGGTATGGAGGATCATGCGGCTGAAGTCTTTAAGCGATTTGAAGCTAGGATCCCGGATGAATTT